TTTCAAGGTTTAATTGAATTCTTAATCTATGAGCACCAGGAGCAGAGAAGTTAGAAGAACCAATAGCATTATCGTAGAGGCTTGAGTCTTCTTCGGGTGTTACAATAGATTCTTCTACTTTGAATCCAATTTTTGCGGAAGGTGCATTGTAGTATGGATCAATAATGAATAGTTCTGCATCATTACGAACAAAATATCCATTAATGAAATAGATACCTTCTTCTACCTTGACAGCAGAAGCGTAACCCATTGCGGGACTTTCTACAACAGTTACATCCTGAGTATCGGGGTTTACTACAGTAACAGTAGTTGGAAGAACACTACCATCTGTTCCAACTACCAGCAAAGGAGTGTTAACACCATCAATAACTTCAAGAGTCTCACCTTGTCTAAAAGTAGACTCATTACCAGCATTACCACTTGTTACATAAGTAACGAACAAAGTATCTGCGCTAGTTTCTGTTGATGTTTGTACCGCGACAAGATTTGCTACAACACCAGAAGTAAGACCTCTAAGTTGTTGACCAACCAACTGTGAAATGTCATACTTTCTGTAAACAATAGTACCACCTTCGTTTACTGCAACTTCAGAAACAGAAGATAGTTTTACATAGTCTAATTTATTGTTTAGTCCAACCTCTCCAGGTACAATCAACTCTCCCTGCTTGAAAGAATTTTTACCAAAACTTTCAATTTGATTTTGTAAAACAGATTGTAACTGTGTTAACTCCCTGCCTTGAATAGAATATCCAGGGCGGAAAAGGATTTTATAAAAATTCTTATTGTCGTCAAAATCCTCAAAATAAGGAGAAACATTAAGGTTAGTCTTCTGTGGCATGGTACTCCGCCAAATACTAGCATCTTGTCTTTAGTATTTAGTAGAGATAAAAAAAATCCCCCGATCTCTCGGGGGACTTAATCGTATTTAATTTTGATCAGAATTCGATGACAAGTTTGATGTCTTCAATCTGGTCAGGAGCACGAGTGATTAGTCTTCTGTTCTCAATGTAGATGATATCACCAGAGTTGTTAGCAATCTCAGGAGTTCCTAGACCGTTAGCAAGAGTGACGCCCTCTAGAGTTCCGTTATAAGTGGTATCAACATTACCATCAGCAGCAGATGCAGCACCACCAACATCTACAGCACCATTTGCTTCAAATGGATAAACTGCACCATTGTGGAGGTGTTGATCAGGTGATTGATAATACTTAAGGATACCATCAGTTGTCGAACCACTATCAAGAGTCCAGGAAACTACGGTGCCTTTTGCAGTGTTGCCATCACCACGGACTTGTGTGATTAGTTCGTCGGAGATGTAATCTGCAGTAGATCCAGTAATCTTAACTGCATACATACCGTTCAAAGTGGAAGCAGTTGCATAAGAAGTAGTACCCCAATCATAAGGATCTGTTAGGAGACCAATACGGCGGAAGTCGTTATCTACAGGGAAGTCACCAGAACCCTCTGCGTAGGTTAGACGAATATTCGTCATAACACGCTTAGCATTTAGTTCGATATCTGCAGCAGATCCGTGACCACCCTTGGGAGGTAGTACAACTTCAATAGCACCAGTTGCACCAGCAGGAGTTGCAACTCCAGTGGTTAGTCCCTGATCACTGTAAAGATAACCGTTGATTAGGAGAACGTTAGCGTAGGTGTAGTCTTGACCACGACCAACTACAGTTGCAGTGCTGATTGCTCCACCTGCAGTTGTTGAGATTTGTACAACACCGTTGGTTCCATCTCCTTGGATAGCAGCATATAGAGTCTGTGAAGGAGGTAGGTTGCCACCAGCGTCTTCAATTAGTGCAACGTCAATAGAACCATTAACTGCTAGTGCTTCAACAGCAACTCTAGTTGACTCGGTAGGTAGTACAACTGGCATGAAGTCAGAAGAAAGAAACTTCAGTACATCATCAGTTGGTAGAGTGTACATGTACTTCCACACATAACCAGCACCAGATCCTTCAGTGAAGATTCCAGTAGTACCATTGTAACCAGCAGCAGCAGTAGAAGGTTCTACAGTTGCGTTTTGACCAGTTGGGTTAGAAGGATTCTCGCCATTATAGAGGCACTTGAATACTTCATAATTGGTGTTCATTACATAGAACTTAGCATCAGCAATGCTGTCATAACCTAAAGCAGTTTGCTTACCGATTTGTCCGCCACCAGATGGTGATGAGGAGTAATCGGGTTTCCACGCATCAAACTTAGGATTGCTGGAAAGATCCCAGTTATAACGACGGATTACTGCGCGGGCATTAGCGTCGGTTACTCTTTTTGCAGCGATAATGTCGTCATAAACACTAAACTTCTCTGTTTGGTTGTCTAGAGGAAGTGGGGGTGCATCTTCAGTTGCATAACGATAAACACCTGTTACAGCAGTAACAGCGGTGTCAGCAGAACCATCCCACTCTTTAAGTGTAGATCCTGCACCAGGAGTAGATGCGGTGCCAGTGCTACCGAAGATTGCACTTAGGAGAATTGAATTGCTGTAAACCTTTTCGACAGTTCCACGGAAAGTTGCAGTTCCGTAGTTAGTTCCGACGTAGACTTCGTTTCCTACAGTGAATGATCCACCGTCTACTGAGTATACTTCTAAGTATGCTCTCCATGCTTGGGGGCGACCTACAAAAAAGTAGAGTCTGGTACGGTCGGCGCTAGCATCGTTTGCGCCTTCACTAAGCGATTCAAGGAATTGCTTCGCATTAAAAATTCTAAATTTATCAGAGATGATAGCAGCCATTGGTTTCTTTTTCCGACGTTGTGGGTTATGCCAAAGTTATTTATATTTATACCGATATTTAGTCAATTGAATGGGGTATAACTTCAGACCCATTCGTAATAGTAGTTGATCCAGAATAAACCGTGCAACCAGTAAAGGTGGTTGGTTGTTTTCCAGTATATTTGATTACTCCCCTAGTAGCTCCTGCTCCATGGAATATGTATCCAGATTCTGGGAAATAATCGGTATTTTGAACTGTAATTGTTGATCCGATATTTCCAGAGGTAAAGCATACAGTAACGGCAGTGTTAAAAGTTGGAATGCCAAGATTAAATTTGTCACCAGATAAAGTATAATTTGAATATCCCCTTTCTTCAAAGTTTCTTAGAGTAAACGCTGGGAATAAGAAATTAAACTCACCAATAGTAACACCACTAGAAGGAATAGTGCCTTCATCTTTAGAAACGTAATTCCATGATCTAATATTAGCACCTACATTTCCTACAGTATATTGTCCAACATACGAAACTTGTTCTCGTTCCGTGATATTTCTTATTTCGATTACACTTCCACTTCTTGTGGTTACTGTCCTGTCAACTAAAGTGACAAATCCATTCAATCTGGTTTCAATTGGATTTGTGAAGAATAAAGATTCTTGGAAATAATCAATAACACCTCCAGGAGGAGCAAAGAATAAAATTTCACGTACAGTGTTTTGTACTTCAGAAGTTACTTTTGTTTGAACTTCAATTTCTGCAGTAACAATAGTAGCAGCAGGTCTGAAGTTAGTAAAGTCAGATACGATAGAAGAACCACCAGCAGAAACGCTGGAAATCATTTCTTGAGATACAGAAGAAACGGAAACTACATCTACAGGTACTTGTAATTGACTTACATGTTCAATTTCTGTCTGAATTGTAAATTCAGCAGGTGCTTCAAACTGTTGTTGTGTTTTTCTTTCAGTAACACCAGTTGGAATGTTGTTTCTAACAACAGTCTCACTTTGAATCTCAGCAACACCACCAAATGCGACACTTACAAAATCTTCAATCTGTCTAATAAATGTTCCAGGTGCCCAGTTCTTTTCAGTAGTCCCTTCAAATCCTCTAGTTACACTGAGGAATCTATCGCCACGTTTTCTTGGATAATAGACAACTTCATCACCAACCATCAATTTACCATTGCTGGTAAACTTAGAGGTGTCTGGGATGTATACAATAGTATCTCCAATATTCAGAGGTGCTTGTAGATATGCTCCAGGTGCTCTGTAAATTACATTATCTAAGAATGTGTTTGCAATCTCACGCTGAATAGTTTGTGTAACAAGTCTACTAGTAGTGTATTGAGAAATACTTACAATATCTTCTGCACGTACTTCAAGAATACTTTGTACAAATCTTTCTGCAGTATCAGATTGTCCAGCATCAACTGGGTCAAGATGAATAATTTGCTTCCTCTTAACTGGCAGAGGTTCTGACGCCATAATAGCATCAGGTACAGGTTCTGGTTGAATTTCCTGTTCAATCTCGTCTTGGACTTCTTGTACTGAATCCAAAACAGCAATAGAAAGTGATGCCTCCCCTGGTGGTGGAAGTCCAATCGCACTGACATTAGAGATAACTCTTAGTCCTTGTGTGACGACACTTTGTACACCTAGTTTTACAAGAGATACCTTGATATCATCTTGTTTCTTGACATCATACTTTCTAGTAACAACTACCTTAGGTGCTTCAGTGTAACCCGATCCACCAGAGACCAGTTGAATTGCTTGGATATATCCACGATCAACAATAATTTGTGCTCTTGCACCACCACCATTCCCATCTTTGGGAACAAACATTAATTTTGGTGCAGTCTCATAATTAAAAGCGGTTGGTCTATAGAACTTATAAGTTATAGATCCATCAGAATTTGTAATTGGTTCTACAATTCTTTCATTCCATGTAAGTGCAGTGACTACTCCATTTGTAATCTCAGCAGAAACGCTGAGACCTTCACCCATAGTTTTACCATTATAAGATGAGATGCCAAAAGAACCATAGATGTCATTACCAGCATCACCATCTACACGGTTGTCTCTAGTGTAAACTTCATCAGGAATAGATCTGATTGTTCTATACTTTGACTCGCCATCAATCTTAATCTTATCTCCTGGTGCAAGTCTGAAGAATCCTTTTCTTTGGAGGAGATCATTGCTTCTCTTTACATCTTGTGCAAAGTATGACTTATCTGTTCTAGACAAATAATCATAATTTTTGGTCAATGTAAATGTATCGGAAGAAGCAAAAGTATAAATGCTTACCGCAGTAGCACCCATTGTCTTCATGTATGTTGTTCTGCTTGGATCATAGTCGATGTTGTTAGAATACATCTTAATTGTGACTTGATTTGCACCAGACTGCTTCCAGTCATACACAGAACCAATGCCATAAGTTCCATTAGAATCTTCTTGATAGATGTAGAACTTATCTTTGGTTGTTAATGCCCAGTCAGTGGTTAAAGCAAAACTATTGAAGTTAACACCAGTATTTGTGCCATTAACTTCTAATGTGTAATCATACAAATATCCAGTAGTGTCGAAGTCATGTAAAGTTACTGTTGGGTCTAAGTCTCTACCATAACATAGTCTAATATCAACAACATCTTCATCACGCATTGGATACTTAAACGTGATAGATGTTCCAACTACTTCATATGCAGTGGTTGGTTTTTGAATTACGCCATTAACAATGACAATCATGTAGTTTGGATCGTCAATGTTTAATATCTTGTCTTTGTCTACACTAAGAATCAAGAAAGGACCTTTTCTTACGCCATTGACAAGTGACTTATCAATAGTATATCTTCTGTAATTACCAATGTTAGTAGCAAAGAACTTCTCAACCATTGTTGGTTCTTGAATTGTCTTTGCAGACAAATCTTGATCCCAGATAGGAGGAGCAGTAAATTTAATTACGTTTGGAGTAACAGTTCTATCAACCCAATATGAATCAAATGCTGGTTCATCTGGATTATACTTAGGACGTTGAATTACACCATTAAATGCAACTAGCAAGTGCTCATCTGCTTCTGTCAATGCAACAGGTGATCCATCATCATCCCAATATAATTCAAACTCAGAAGTTTCATTATCAATAAAGTCTGGTAATGACTTGGTTACTGTATTGCCATTTACCATATAATCTTCTACAATAGAAGCATACGTTGACAGTGCAGAAACAACATCTTCACATTCTCTAGAAACTAATTGATTATCTGGTATAATACTATAGTTTGCATAAGGAACTAAGTTTGTGTAAAGTCCTTTCTTAGTTGGATTTTGTTGTGTTGGTTGAACAACATTAGGACCACTATCTAAAATAGTTTCAATAATATCATAATAAGTATTCAATGCAGACTCTACACCTGCACATGTGGGAGATACGGCATCAACAATTACTTCTGGATCAATTACTGGAATGATATTTGTATACTGAGATGCTTGCAAAGTCTGACGCATAGCATCAACACAAAGTTCAGTTAGAACTTTTTGATATGTTGCTTTTGTTTCAACAAACTCACCAACAATATAATTGAGTTGACTTCCTACAAAGTATAGTTCTGCAAATTCTACCAACTTGAGGTTGCCACCAAATCTTAAACTGTAAATTGCTGCATCTAAGAGATACCCAGTGTCTCTTCTACACTTAGTCTCATTTTGAGACCATTGTAGACCAGGATATGTTGCTTTTGCCCAGTTGATAGCATAGTCAACGATATAGTCTCTATTTTTATCAATTAGGTTTGATGCATCATAATAAGTGCCATTATTGATACCACTGAACGAGAAGGTAACTTGATCAAGTCCTGCAAATACAGGAGGTGCAGACAATGTTGTTCCTGGTGGTAGTCCATATGTATCTGGAGGAACAACCGCGCCAGTTGCTGTTGGTAGCGTAACGTCACCAGACTGTGTGCCACTTAAGTAAGTGGTTCCTGGTCCACCAGATCCTGGAGGTGCAGTGCCACTATCAACCAGTGCTGTTCCATCAATTCTTACTTGAGTATCTGAAATAATTTCGATAACTTTATATCCAGAAGATAGTGGAATTGCCTGTCCAGAACTTACAACTGCACCTAGTGCAATATTTGATGTATCAGAAATTGTGATAATATCACTTCCTGCAGTATATGATGCTCCAATAGCAACCCAATCCCAGTTTCTGGCAGCAAGTTTTGCTAGTCTTGCGACATACTGGAACAAATCATTTATTTGTGTATTTTGTGCAGAGTAAGAACTTGCAAAAAGTTCTGCATAGTCTACACTCTTGATATTTCCACCAAATCTTAAATCATGTTCTAATGCAGCACAAAGATTTCTAATATCTCCCTGAACTTCGTTTTCAATCGCTGTCCATGGAATTGTAGCATTTGCAATTTCACTAGCATACTTAGATTCAAAGTAACCAATAGACTCAGCAACAATAAAATCTACATTCAATAGAATTTGATTTGCTGCATCCAACCATCTACCATTTCTTTGATAGAAGTTTCTGATCTTTCTGAAGTGCTTATCATTGTAAGCATCATTCTTAAATTCGATGTATCGGATTAGAACTTTTTGTTCATAGACATCTTGTCCTTCAACTACATTATATCCAAGTAGAGGTGTAGCAAAGACAATTTGATTACTGGAAATAGTATACGCTACCTTTGGTTCCTGTAAAACGCCATCAATCGTTACAATGAGATTTTCTGCACTATATGGATTAAATGGTGCTCCATTATTATAAAGAGTAAATGATCGTGTACCTACTAGTTGACCATCTCCATTGAATGTACCATCGAGAGGTGATGGATCAGTTGGATTCTGTCTTAAAGTTAACTCGAATGCGTTAGTGTAATTAAAATCAAATTCGTTAACAGCAATAGAACCACTACCTTTAATAGCACGGTAATCATCAACCGAAAGAACTGATTGAGTAATAGTTCTGGTAGTGCTTTCTACTGTTACTTTATTCTTATCAGCGTCCCACAATTCAATAATACTAAAGTGTGATGCTTTTGGCATCTCAGTTGGCATTGTGATGCCATCTTCAATAATAGGATCAATGATAACTTCACCAAACAGTTTAAATCCTGCTGGGTGTGTAGTTTCTTTTACTAACTCTCTCCAGTTATCAATTGCTGTTCTAGACTTAACAACATATGAATAGTCTTGATAGAAGAAAGAATCGGTTAATCTCTGATTACTAACACCAAGTTTTCCCCTATCAGATCTATAAGATCCTATGTTGTTAGAATAAGGTTTTAAGTCTAGATTAAAAACAGTTTTGTATTCTGACTTGATAGTAGCAGAAGTTTTTGAGATCTCACCAACTAGAGGAAGATTGTTTCTAACATTTCCTTGAATGTTAGAAAGTTTCAGTAAGTTAGATCCATGCCTCCACTCATTTACTCTTGCTCTTAAAACAACATCATTGCCACTGGTCTGTGTAATGGTTTCGCCTTTTAAGAAATTGGAATCTCCATACCCAGTAACAGCAAATGTGTAGCTGCTAGTATATTCTGAAAGAAGGGTATTATCTCTATGGAAAGAACTTCCATTTTTTATCATTTTTACATTTTTAGGACGACCAATCCTACTTCCCTGTGCAAATAATTTTACATCAGATTCAATAATAGCAATTGTGGGTGCTTTAGTATAGTCAGTGCCTTTATTAATGACAAAAATGTCTAATACTTTTCCATCTCTGGAAGTAACACCAAACTCTGCATCTACTCCATCACCTTCTAAAATTACAACTTTTGGTTTGCTATAGTTAGATCCTTCAACATCTACCCTAACACTAGTGATAGTATCGAGTAAAGGATCAAACAATACAGTTGCACTTGCTTGACTTTCAGTGTTTAAGTATGCACCTAAAACAATAGGAGTCTTCTTGTAATTTGATCCAATGTTTTGAATTGATACAGAATCAATTTCGCCAACAGCAAATGATCCTGTTGTTGTGTAAGAAATATCACCTGATCCATCCCACTGTGGATTTTTCTTCAGTGAGTATGAGAATCTGGTTGGTGTGACATAGTTGACAACTTGTCTGCCAGCAAGAGGGTCTTGAATTACAGTCAAGTAAGAACCACTATTAGAAATAGTATTATTTCTGTCGAAGTAGAAATAATTTGCAAATCTGGATGCTTCTTCTTCTGTATATTGGTTTGACGCAATTGCTGCACCAAAACCAAACTTCATTTCAACAAAAGATCCAGGGGATCCCTGAAGAATGGCAGGTTCTGTTTTTTCTACTGAAATTATGTTATAATTTCCACTAGGACTAAAGTCTAGACTTGCACCAGTCAGTGAGTTATCGGAAGTATCAAATCTATACTTGTAAAACTCTTGTACTTCAATAATAGGATTTACTACCCAGTCACTAGTATAAGTGTTTGGAGCAGTAGTTCCAAAGATAGACATAGATGGATCTAGTCTAAACTCAAATCTGTTTTCTGCACTAGATGCTGTGATAATAGTAACGAACCTTTGTGGTGTACTATTGTCAAAGAATGTAGTTGTTTCAGTAATTGCTTGTAGTGTTGACAATGACTGAGTTGATGGATAGATTACTAGTAAAGTCTGCTTCTCTTTGTTGTAAATAACCGACTCGCTACCATTTACTGTAAAGTTAGCATCAAAGTTATATCCACCATCGTATAGAGAAACAGTTGCACCATCGTAGTGATCTACTGCTTTAGTTCCCAGTTGTGCTCTTTCAACAATTAGAGTTCCGCCTTGTACTTGATTGTTAGTAAGAGAAACAATTTTTACAATCTCATCGTCAATCTTAAGTAAATCGTTTTCTGCATACTCAACTGCACTCTTAACATCAATTCTAGTTGATTCTGTAGAAATGCCAACGTGGTCAATAAAAAATCTAAGTGTTTGAGTAGAACTTCCAGGAACTTTGCCCAAAGAAGAATCGGCAACTCCAAGAACATCACCTCTCTTGTATCCAGTACCACCATCTGAAATTTGAATATCAGAAATGTAACCAGTAGCACTATTAGGAGTATCGGGACTTACTACAATGTTTGCTGTTGCACCTTCACCCAATCCACCAGTTAATGGAATGTTGGTATATGAACCAACATCATATAGACTGCCAGAGTTAAGAACAATTCCTCTACCAATACCACTGTAATTAACAACAGTATTGTATGTTGGAGTCTGTAACTGGAGTTCTTGGTAAATTCTCTTTCTTACAAAGTAAGTTCTTGTTTTAGTTGTATCGTCTGGATTGATAGAAACATTGACTACATCACCAATTCCTAACTTGTGTTCGGAAGATGTTTCTACTAGAGCAATGTTATCATCAATATCAAAAGGAACTAAACCATCACTCAAGTATTCAACATCGTCAATCTTCGCACCAGAAGTATCTGATAAAGAACTACTCTTGATAAAGTATCCTGGCAAATCTTCTTGATCTTCAAATGTTCCAGAAGTAACCTTTACAATCAGTGTATTTCCAGCAACAATTGATTCTAGAACTTCTCCTTCTGCTGCAACAGTTACAACGCCATCGGTCAGTTCAATTGTAGAACCCTGTGCAAAAGAAGATACCTTATCAATGGTTAATCTAACAACTTTGATGTCTGTAGAGAATGTAGCACTATCATCAAAGGTTCCATTTACATCCTTGACAAGAATAGTGTTATCTGCTCTTACAGTACCAACAATTGTTCCAAATGCACCAGATGCTGGTTGTCTTAAGAAATCATCAGCAAATACGTAAGAGTCTCTAGTAATGACTAGTTTTACTACTTTACTCTCAAAACTCTGCAGATAGTTTACAGACTTGCCTTTTACAGAACTAACAGTTGCTTCAACACCATTCCCTTCTGTTCCAGAATTATCAAATACCAAACTAGAACCAACACTAAAAGAATCGGAAGAGGATTCTACATCAATAGATTCAATACTGCCAGATTCAAGATCTTGAACAATAGCATTGACTCCGCCACCATTGACTTGTAGTCCTGGAGTAAATAAACGCTTTACATTTTTAGAAAGGTTTGTTTGATTTAGATTTGAAGCATAGTTAGACTCTACTGGCAAAGAATAGAAATTCTCCCCAATAACATATGGGAACTGAGGAACTTGCTGTGAATTAATAGTAATAAAGTATGCATATGTTCCTTCTGGGAAATCTGGAGTTACACAGAATCTTCCGTTGTTTTGATCTAGCAATCCAGACTGGTGGCGATACTCATAGTCTTGAATGAACGAACCAAGTGGATAGTCTTGTGTGCTAGGTCCAAAAGATCTAGATGGTTTTAAAATATAACTAGAAGTCATCCTAACAATAGGAGACTGTTGATCTAATGGATTTTCATGTGCAAACGGACCATAGATTGGGTTGCCATCATAAGCAAAACCAAGAATAGGTGAATGTACTTTAGTTGCAGGTTCTACACCTAAAGAACTTAGGTTATCGTTGAGTCTAACACGTAGTGATTTTGGATTAGCAACATGTGCATATCCATACTCTAATGCTCTGTTATAATTTTCAAAAACAAAACCATTGTTGTCATCTAGTTTGTTTTGTAGATTGTAGTATCTGTCTTTTACCCACTCGGTAAGTTCTGGGGTAGCAACAGCATTTTGTCCTACAGGAAGAATAGTTACTCTTACATTGTCTTGTGAATAGAAAGATCCTTGATTGACAAGATCAAAACCAACAATCTCACCATTAGAAACACGAGCAGTGTATTCTGCAAGTCTTCCCTGACCAGCAAGATCAGTAATAACCACTAGAGGTGGAGTTGAATAATACTCACCTGGGTTATCGATAATAAGGTCGGTTACTGCACCAAACGTAATTGTCGCTCTAACTTCAGCACCACGACCAGAAGTAATCTCTACAGTTGGTGTTTGTCCGTATAGTCCTGGTTCTAGAACTTCTACAGACTCAACAAACTGTCCAGCAAGTTTAGCAACTGCTCTACCACTGACACCATTGACAAGAACGTATGGTGGGTTCTTATAACTAGATCCTTGGTTCTGTACAGTAATTCTCTCTAGTTTTCCAAATCTTACAGTTTCTGTATCTTTATAACTGTAAACTCTAGCACCATTGACAAAAATACCAGAATCTAGGTTTGGAGTCTTGTAAATCTCTGTAGTAGAGGTTGCCTGCTTACGAATAAGTTTTAAAATCTTTTGATCAGCAAGGTTACCAGGAATGCTGGTTACATTTTCCAGAATAGGATATGATGGGTATCCAGAAGAAGCAATGTAATAGAATTGCTCATCCGAGAATACAGCAGATACATCAGTAGAAAGATTTGCAAGGTTACTAGTATATGCGGGATTTGTTGGAGATGTTGGTTTGTCATTTGTGTTTGATAACAGCCATCTTACTCCTTGGGGTGATACAATCTTAGGATCAGTAGTCTCAAATCCTGGATTAGAAACCTCAATAGGATCGTTTACAGAAGAATAAGGTTGTGCATCAGTTGGTAGCAAATTATATGCAAGACCAAATACTAGTAGTTGTACATTACCACTACCAATATAGATGGGATCATATACAATAGACCCTTCAGGATGAATTGTTGTTTGAGTTCTTGAGTTGATCTCAAACTGGGTAATGTTTTTGTCTTCAAACGTGAAGGTCTCGCCATTGATTAATAACGTACCCTTATCATTCCATCCTAGTGTGGACGCAACATTGATTCTGTCTCCTTGACTATCTGTAGATAGAATTTCTTTCGTTAGTTCTGTTTTTGCAGTAAACTCAAAGATACCATTAATAGTCTCAGTAGCAAGGAATAGATTATAAGTATCCTCACCATCAACAGTTGAGTCAAACCTTACATTGTCAACAGTAGCAGAGGCATAACCATTCCTAGGACCCTCTTGCTGTACAATAACCTGTCCTATAAGGTCTTCTACGCTGCCTGAAAGAACTTTTACACGTAGAGCATATCCTTGGGTCCAATCAGACGTGGAGGACTTGTACGTGAAGTCTGATGGGTTATATACTTCTGGTTTATTTTCTTGTCCACCAGCAATTACAGTGTTGAAAAGAAACTGAATTGACTTCTCGGTTCCTTTTGCTCTATAGAACTGACCAATATTTTTGATAAGAGATCTCTTATCAATTGCTTCCTTCAAATACTTCTCTGGGAAGGATGCCAAGTATTGCTCTTCAAAATTCTTGACTAGAGCATACAAGAATAGATTACTGATGTTTTGTACTAGTTCTCCACCAGAGTGGGTCGATGTTTGACTAGTTACAAATTCTGTGGTATTATAAAGGTCGCCAAGTTTAGTGTTACCACTAACACCTCTAGAGACTTCTAAGAACTCAGTATCTGTTCTACTCTTGTAGAAACAGATTTCTTTTCCAATTTTAATGTAACCATTCTCTTTAGGGAATGATCTAGCATCAGTGACTGTAATAGTAGTAGCAGAATCAGATAGGTTGCCTACCAGTTCACTGCTTTGCTCAAGAACTTTAGACTCATAATACCCAATGTCAGAATAGGTTGCTAGATTGTTGGCAATATCAAGAGGAGCACCCTGAATTTCCAAGCTCTCATAATACTTGGTAAGGAAGTTACCAAAAAGCTCGTACTCAGTAGTAATAAACTCTGGAAGTTGGGTCTCGATCAGAGTTGAAATTGAATTCTTGATTTTCGCCATCTATACTACTCTGCGTATGCAATAAAGCTGCTGTTTGTGATGTCTACGTCTAGATAAACTTCTCTTGACGCAACGATGTCGTTTTGTCTTGGAAGTGCCCTCAGTTGAATTCTGTTGTCCTCAAATGATCCTTTGATAATCGTAAGATCATTCATTTTTACTTCGCCTTTTTCATAATCTACGGTGCCAACAAAATCGTCTAAAACAATTTTATCACCATTAGTTCCATCTAGTCTATATAGGACCATTTTACCCAACCTATCTTCAAGATAGACAGTAAAAGTAGGGTATTCTGTAACAGTGAAACCCGTTGAGAACACTACAGGGTCGTCATCATCAGCAAATGCATTTTGATAGCAAATTTCGTAGTATGATGTGCTGTTAAGTTGAGGGATAAAATCTTTTCTCAACGTAACAGATGTAAGGTTAGAATTGATAGAATTATCAGATTGATCGATCACAGTAATCGCTTTACTATATCTGAACTTACCATTGAACTTTTCAGTATCACTAGTCTCAATGTAATCATTCAGAGAACTGATTGCTTTACCCTGAATAACAGCAGGTCTGTCATTAGTCTTCGCTCTACTATAGAAAATCTTACTCGTCAACTCAACAAACAAGATTGAGGGGTCAACTAGTTCAGGAATGACAGATGCAATGCTAAACTTCTTCAATTCATCTCTAATCTCTTGCTTCGTGATGCTAGTGATGTATGAAGCATCTTCTGGTTTGATCGCAATGAAGACTCTTCCATACTGTGGTGGTACTTGATCTTCTCCACCAAAGATGATGATGTCACTAACAGCAGGATAGATTCTACGAATCAATGCATCGTAATCGTTTGATGTTACTGCTCTGTTCTGTGCAGCATAGATTTTTGGAGCATTGTACTTAATCTTCTTTGAAGACTCCCTTTCTTCACCACCAGCAGATGCAACAACTGTTCCAATACTTACAGTAGTATTTGGGTTGACACCATTTACAGTCTCCAAAACACCAGAGAACACAAATGTCTTGACGCCATTTGATGAAGGACCAGATGTTGTTAGATAAGTGACTTCTACTCTTGCACCATTAGGGAGAGCAGAACCAATAACACCATCACCAAAGAAGAGTTCATATCTCTCGTCTTCAATCTCATCTAAGAAAAATACCTTTGATTCTGAGTTGACATCTAAAATATTGTCAGAAACAAAGTATGGTTCACTGAAACTACCACCAGTAGGATATACTTTTACTCTAACAGTGTTAGTATCAATGTTCTTATTGTCAAGGATAAACCTTTGACTTAGTAATGCAGTGTTAATTTGATACGTATTCGTAACTTGTGTTCCTTCTCTTACAGGAACTTGTGCAAAGGATGCAGTGTTTCCATTCACTACCTGAACCTTTACATCCTCTAGTGTAACATATTGATACAGTGTTTCATCATAAGAGGCAACAAATCCTGTTCCTGCTTTTAAAACTAATTCAGAATCAGTCGTAGGATTAGCATACGTTGCAGTAAAGTCAACATATGCAGTAGGAGCGGTGATTGACTTTGCCCTGTACCCTAACTGCTTCGCTAGTGCTACTACATTGTCTCTCAACGTAGCAGAGTCTAGGAACATCTCATTCACCACCATATTGGTGTTGAACGCAGTGTAGTACGTATTATACGCAAGAGTGTCAATCAGCGTAGAAATCGCAGATCCCTCAAAATCATAATCAGTGAAATCAGACTCTGACCTGAGGTATTCCTTCAGAGCAGATTTGATATCTTCAAAGTCTAAGTTGGCAACCTGAGTATAAGGCATTATCGTGTTCGCTCTAAGAAGAAGTCTACTGCCACTGGTGCGTCTTCTCTACCGATAATAGAATACTGAAGTTCTACCTCGTATCCATTATTCAATTCATCTGGTATACATCTAATTCTTTCAACAGAAATCCTTGGTTCGTATCTTGTTAATACGTTGGTAATCTCTGCTTTGATAATACCTGCAGAACCATAATCTAATGGTTCAAACAAAGCTCTCTTAACATCACACCCCAGATTAGGTTGAAATGGTCTTTCTCCTTTCATAGTAAGAAGCAAGGCAGTAATCGACTGAACGATAGCTGCCTTGTCCTTTACCGTTACCAAATCATCAGTAACAGGATGCTTCTTAAATGTAACACTCAAGTCTTTGAATGTCTGAAAGGAAGGCATTTAGACACAGCAATAGGCTGTTTCTATTTATCACTTACCACAGAACCCGTCTGCCCACTCCTCTTGATTATCAAACAACTCGCCCTCTTGCATGTCCTTACGTTTACCTGCTTTACGCAGATACTTATCACTCTCAACCTCTGTAATAAGAGTCATTCCAGATTCTCTGAACTCTTCACTCTTATCCACTCTCTTGTCCATCTGTGGTCTCCGTTCGTAGTTTTCGTTCATCATTTGTTTGCCAAAAATAATCATCGGTGTCTCCAAGGCGTCCCCAGTCGATTCCTGCCTCTACTTGGTATTCTATGGTAGAAACCTTGAAGTCAGGGAACTTGGGTTCCTCAGGGGTAATAGAGAGGTCATACAGACGCATCCTGTTATTAGGATACAATGCATACTGACCGTTGTTCAATGCAATGCAATTATGTGATTTGTGCTCTTGTGGCACTTCACTCACATTATTATCTATTACATCAGGATTTGCATGGTAGTTATCAAGTGTAAACAGATACTGTCCTCTTACCAAACCATGATCTCGTGTAAAGACCTCACAATCCATTGATGAGACAAAACCTTTGTTAATTGCCATGACACCATAGTCCATGCAATTCCAGAATTGTAGATTCTCCAAACTCATGTCTATGACTGGGGTTTCGGGGGATCGTACAAACGCACTGATAGGGAGTTTGTCGTACATAGCACCATACTCGGGCAAGTACGTCTCAAAATAAAAAGCACGTCCAGGTATGCTCTTTGCAGCAACCCAGACGCCCTCAACAAACTCCCCATGACCATCTTGATGATCTCGTAAGTATTCTCTACGAACCCAAACTTTCTCTGCAGGAAGATTGCAAATTAAATTCATCCCCTACCTTGTCCCCTATAACGCTTCTTTGCATTGTTACGTGATGTAGCAGTATACTTAGTATGCTTACCACGTCCTTGACGAGTACGCTTTGGTTTAGACTCAATTGTGTCTCCACCTGATAATCCAATTCTGCTCTTTGCCATAACTTAAATTAATTTGACTTCTATATTATACACCAATAAACACGTTATGGGAACCCTCTGCCACTGTGCCACCAGGAAGAAGTGTCCCCCCTATAGGCATTGCCTGTTGACCATTGATCATCACCTTTGCACTACCTAAGGTATATACATCAGGATGTGGAGGGTCTCCACCACATGTATGAGGCACTGTGGTGTTCGTAGCACAGTGAGCAGGTAGATTGTTCACATAAACATTTGGAGACGCTGTAGCGCCTATTACGGGAGGGTGACAACCATGACCTGTGGTGATATCACCTAACCTAGACATTCCCTTAAGTGCTGGCATCTGGATCTGGTATAATTCCCTGTGCCTTATTTAGATAATACTGTAATCGCTTCTGTACAGCATTCCAATTGTTCTGTACCGTCATTGTCCCATAGAACCTAGTAATGAACGGTGGACATGTATGAGTTACTGTTAACGTATAATAATAGATCATTTGTTCGATCTCTGATGGTTTAAACTTAATCCATGCACTTACATCTGCCGTCGCACCCTCCAAATAGGGATTGCCACTAGTAATCACTGTAGCAGGGTCATCAACATATAAAGATTGTTGTGGAATCAGTACTGCCTCTCCAGGAAACATAGTCTTATTGATCCTACCATTATCGGCTTTCGTTAATATAGCACTCAACTCCGTTAAAGGTATCGTCTTCTTTCCTACTAAAGGATCAATAAGTGTCATCTTATCAACGCGACTCGGCGTTTGGGTCGCATAGTATGTCGCAAAAATATACTCAGCATCATAAAAATACCTCTCACTATAATAACCAGTCAGAGGTTTTAAGAGGGTCCCAACAGGTACTGGTGTAGGATATGCAATTGCACCATACGTAATCGAAGGTTCTGCAAAAAGTGGCAACTGCATCTCTGGTATGTTACTCACAGGTCCCACTAAAATGGAACACCCTGGTCCTGTACCCACTGCATGTCCAGGGGTTAGTGTCATACCTGTGATGAGTTCAGGTTGTACTACTGTAGCACCAGGACATACACCTGCTGCGACACACTCTATAGACAACGCAGGATTGATTGTCTCATATAACCACGGATATAACCCTGTACGGGGTGTTTCCGAGTACAGGGGTGTGGTAGGCGTAGGTCGTAGTTCAAACGTCGTAGGGGACGTTACAAGCACCTGTGCGTTAGGTGTCATTGTTACTGTCATACCGCTTTAGCAACTTTTACTAAATCTTTCTTGAGTCCCTCGACATTATTGTGCAAATAATCTAAAGTTTCAGAAACTTTCTCATGCGTCTGGCAGTTCGGTCGCTTGTACATCAATTGCGGGTTCTCCAGTGACTGTACCCTCTCCTCCAATACCACTAATCTCCTCGACAGCTCTTGGAGTGTTTGTTCTATACTTGTCAGTGTATTGGTCAAGCGTTGTTGGTCCGTCTCCCCTGAGGAAACTATCTGCTGCTGCTCGTTCAAATCCATCACAGAATGCGTCGAAGTTTGCTAAGGCACGAGCATATAATTCTTGATCGACTTTTTCCATAATTTTTTTCTGGGCGAATTTTTTTATATACGGGTCCTCGAACAATATTTATCGCTCGTCTGGATACTTTTGTAGGTTAGGGAAGGGGTAGGAGTCCCAAACCCGCTTGGCGACCCTTAACCAACATAAAAGGGGGCAAATCACTGCCCCCTAAGTGTTATCTACTGTGTGTCGCTAAGTGATCACAACTCTGCCATCATCTCATTCATCTCGTCTGCATCGATGGCGACGCTATCCCATGCCACGCCGTCGCCAGTCTTGACGAGGTGGCGT